TGATGCGCCGCGCGATATTTGACATGGGTTTAGTGAGATATTTGCCCTGCTAGCGGATTTCGTAATTATATATTTAATTGCGCATTACGAAACAATCTAAATCAAACCGACTCAACCACACTAGCCTTTGGTGCCAGCATGGCCACTCCGTTTACTACAGTGACCTGATCCCCTACCGACAACTTAACGGTAGACACCGCATCAATACCCCCAGCTCTTGTAGCCAGCTTTACCGATAGACCGTTAACCGCCGTCACCACCGCCAGCCCATCAGGCCTTGGAGCTAATGCAGCCTTGATAATCTCTAATGCGCTACTCATAGAGACTGCCTAAGTTTGACTTGGCAATCCATTGTCAGTGTAGGATTAGCGCCTTCAGACAATTTAATCGAAATCGATATACCGGTTAGCTTCGACCGGACAGGCGCTGACGCCGTAATGTAGGGCGAATCAACCAACTGCCCAAGCATCATACCCGGCCTAAATATAATCTCACCGCTATGCTCAGTGACGGCGTGGGCACTGGCATTCATCTCGGCACGGCCACGGACTATCAGCATATCGTCTGATAACAGTGGAGACACAATAGGCTGGCCAGTACGATCACCAGGGCCACGGTAAACTTCAACGTCCATTACGCCGCCACCTCACCTTTAATTAGAACCAGGATGCTGAAATCCACCTCGCCGTTAACCGACATAGGGGATGCCAGTGCGCCGATTGTAGCAGTGGCATTATAAGTAATGGATAACACACCAACCCCCATCGTTGGCACTGAAACGGTCTTGCCGTCGACACCGACAACAGGTGCTCCAAGATCTCGCCCCAGCCATTTGTACGACACAATACTATCAGCAGGTACATTGAGAGTGGCCGCAGCTACATCGGCAAAACTTAGCTCATCCGTATGTTGAACAGATACAGTGCCACCATAGCTAAAACTACCAGCCGAGGTTTGCGCTGGAACCAGTGCGACATTGGCCGATTTATAAACCAACACATAAGCAATCGAGCCAGGGATAAATGAGCTTCTCCCTGAGTTTAATCCAGCTGCTCTTGAATCAACCTCTGCGGACAAATGCGCGTTTGCGGCCGCTGCTGCATCCGGATTAGTAAATTTTACCGTAATCGTTGCCGATGTCATATTATGCGTCTACCAATAAAAATTGAACTTCCTCAGCCAGCGCCAGGGACACATCCCAATCCGTTGTCTGCACCGTATAAGTTACGGCAGCTAGACTATAGCCGCCGTTTGATGCTGTGGCGCTTGTGCCATCGACAGTAATTATGCCTAAATCGGTATGTTGCCAAACGTAACCGGTCAGCGCCAACGCCGGATATTTCAGCGTAGCCTTACCGTCGATAAACTCAATCACATCTGACTCAGTGCGAATAACCACACCCTTGCTGACGATAACTGTTTCGGCCGCGCCGGTATGCACTAGACCGACGGCTCTTTGTGTTGACAAATACGCCCGGATTAAAGCCTTTTCCGGGTTAGTCTTATCAGCTATCCCCTCAAGCCGGTCAGCGTTGCCCGACTGCGCCACCGTAGAATTACTAATAATTACCCGGTTGAAGCCTTTAGCCGGTGCATCGATAGAGCCGACCGTCACCCAATCATTATCAGTAAAATACTGATCGACCGCAGCCGTTGCATAATCCGGCACGTTGACAGGATCTCGTAACCGACAATTTATATCGCCATTCGGAAAACTCTCGATCACCCCACCAACTGCTTCGACAATCGCCTTTGCAGCCTGCAGCGGCGTTACATTTGCCATTGATAGCGCACCGGCGGGAATTATCCAGGTTGGCAGGCTCCAGGTCACAACACTACTTAGAATGGCTTCTACCGCCGTACACGCATCAACCGCTCCTGCGTAATGGAATGTTTGCTCTGCCGCCCAAGGGGCATCCATAAAGCCCAACGGCGACATGGCGCTGATCGTGTAATCTTCTACGCCCGATTCCCGGTGAATGTTACGGCTGTCGACGCGTAATTTGTAAACCTCACCTAAGACTTCAAGCTCTATTGCGTCGCCCTTCAAGATACGCGCATAACTGGCCCGGTCCGCTAAGGTAAAATCGGCCAGCCAAACCGATTGACCCTCATCACAGCTAACACGGGCGGACGTATAGCCCGTGGGGATTAAATTAGCCATGCGTTGTTCTCAAAGTGAAAGTACCCGTCTGCACATGACCAGCCTGATCCTGTAACTGTCCGTAAACGATACTACAATGGGCCGACAGTTGAACGGGGGTATCTATAGCGTAGACGATACTGCGCCTGGCTGAAATATCAGTAATCCCGCCGTAGACAATACCGCAGCGGGCCGATAGCGTAGCGTAATCACTGTACACTATGCGGCATCGAGCCGACAACTCGACAACGGGCATGGAGCCACCAACAACCTCGCATCGGGTTTCGAGTAAATCCCCATGACTAACGCCACAGCGAGTTTCCAGTAAGTCACCGTAAGCAAAACCACAGCGAGTTTCGAGTAAATCACCGTAATCTACTCTACTCCTAGACGACAAGGGTGTCGTCGTTGGCGCTGATGAGCCATTGATAGCAACAGCATTGATCAAGTGGCCATTAATCAGCATTTAGAGGTGATCCGGCAGCTCAACAAAAAAACCGCGAACAAAAAACCTGCCAACACAGCGCCCGGTCGTTGATGCTGTCGTCAATGTGAATCGTAACGACTCCGCATTAGTGACGGCAAGATTTACCGCCGGCGGCCATGTACAAAACTCGTTGGGGTTTGACACATCTACGACAGCATTACTGACGTATCTATCGACTTCTGCTGCGGTGCCTACTGATACATTAATTAAAGTTAAGGGACCCACAACGGCAATGTGGCTAATGAAACCAAATAATGTGGGCACAAAAATAGACCCCGCTGGTGGGCTTTGCATAAAGTATCCCACTGAGGGATCTTGCTGTATCCATGTGATATCTTGATCGTAAATTACTTCCCCCCAAGTGGGTTCTGTCATCCCAGAGGCGCAAACTTGCTTACGTGTAAGAATGCTGGGGTTGTCCGGCATAACGGCTCTATACTGATACCCATCGGGGGTTGTTGGCTGCACAATGGAGCCATGGGTATAATCCGCATCGGCTAACCACGTAGCAGGTATCCCCAAGTCAAAATAAGGGGAGCACATGACCGTTTCGGGGGCTTGACTATACAGCTCATCCGCATCGTTCCAATCGTCCATTTTTACACAGGGGAATGCGCCGATCATGATAGTCGACGCTATCCTGTTCGCGCCCGCATTCAACGATAGGGAATCTGCAGCGATTGAACCTGACGTATCGATGCCGTGCCCGAATACGCTCAGCGCCCCTGCTGTAATGCGCATCTCTAATTTTGTGTCGGTAATCCAGGAGCGGGCAGCAGTGTCCTCGACATCGAACCCTCTTACTACTATCAAAGTCCCCGATGCCGTATCATTGCTATTTACACGTATTATTTCTACAGTTTCCGGGGTTTGCCCGTCAGTTAATGTCGCTAAAAAATATTGCCCGATTGAGGGGGTAGGAAACTGACTTGAATCCACTAAAACTATTGACGTATCGACGGGGGTAATGGCCCCGTCTAAATACCCCAATGCATTATTTTTAAATAATAGTGTATCCATTACGCGCTCTCTCCTCTAATAGCAATGCCACCCACATTATTTGCGAGCGTGCCGGTCCCGGCAGGGATGCGCTGCCGGATCAAGATAGGCAAACAGGCCTGCGTGGTATTAAACGTGATGGTGTCCCCCGCGGTGAAAGTGCCGCCCCAAGCAGACGATAAGATGCTAAAAAATGGCGTTGATGTTGATGGGTTACTAGCCGAGTAATCCGCCCCCACCGTGCCAGAGCTCGCCAGGCCCCCAGTGACCGCCCCTGATACCGAAAAGGTTGTAGCGTTACTAAATGTTAACGTCCACGCCTCGTTGACAGAACCCTTGCTGGGGACAGTAAGATTCCCCGTTATGCCGTACGCCAGCGTCCCTGCTGCACTTGTCACGACGGCTGTATTGAAAGCACCGGCAACCTGGGCAACTTCAAGGACCCCACTGACAACCGTTGGTGTAGCCGCTAAATAGGCATTAGCCAGGGGGTGCCCTGTAAAGGTCAGTGTAGCGGTTGCGCCGGTAATCGATACCGCACTTAACGGCGCAAACTCCTCCGTACCCACCCCTCCGCCTACCGGTATGTTTGAGACGCGTATCATCATCCCGACACGGAACGGCAGCAATGTAGCGTAGTCGGCGTGTTCGCAGGCTACAGTGATGGACTCCGCCCCTGCTGATGCGTCACCAGCCAACACGCCGACCCCATACAATAGCGCTTCGTTCTTATCGGTTGCTTCCGTGCCTGTCGCTGTCGCCGCCTGGAACAACAAGTAGTCATCCTGGTTAGTTTTTTGGTCCAGGTACACCCTGACGTTATTTACCAGCGTCACGGTGTTCGAATTAATAAACCAAAACAGCTTACGCCAGCGTGTGCCCCCCGATAATCTCTCGGCGACGCTGGAATCAGGGAATACGTTGTTCTTAACCCCGCTGACAGCCTGGGTATGCGCCATCCTGCCCCCATTTTGCGCGGGCACGGTATCAGAATTTAGGGTGGATCGATTGAGTATGAGATCTGTGCTGGCTAAGGCCATGATATTTCCCTTTTTAAACAGTAATTAAATTAAGCGTAATCCGGTAGAGATCATCCGGTGCCGGGTTGGCAATATCTTTGACCGGCTCAGCGGCGAACGCCTGGCCGTCGTGATGTCTAAACATCACCTGAAACAATTCATCACGCAATACCAGCTGCATAACCAACCCAGCCTGTTCGGCGGAGGCTTGTAACAGCAACACTGTAGCGCGGGTGACAAATGCCCCGTCATCCCAAGATCGCAAGCTGATTGACAAACCCTTACTGCGATTGATCGCGATGATGTGCGGCGCTGCATCCAGCGTAGTTTTCAGCTGCTGAATGACACGCGGGGCGAACTCATCGAGCCATTGCAGGTCGTTCGGGAGCGTGATGGTGTTTAGGGTTATGGCCATTCAGATATTAGAAATAGTACTTCATACGGTTATCGGGGTTATTCCCTACATCAGTGGGCGCTATGGCTCCAACATCTGCCAGATTTGATGGATTTAATTTAAATGGGTTCAGGTAGGTGCCAAACCGTACCTGATCGCCGATGCTAATAGAGGTAAAGAACGGGACATGCGGATCATAAGGAGGCACTGCCACAGCCATACTACATCTAGTGTTAAACACATTGCGCATACGGTCCTCATCTATTACAACACCAGTCGGAGAATAAAAAGTGTCAACCCACAGCTTACCCGAGTGGGAGTAAATATCAGTTATATCAATCAATAGGTGGTCGGTAATCTGTAGTTCATCCAAGATACCTACAAACACATTTCCTTGCATCACGGGGTAGTACGGGCTTGAATTATAGATATAATAATTACTATTAGCCCATGAAGACCCATCCGACAATGTCCCTGATGATCTGAAGATCCCTATCAGGAATGTGCCCGGTATAAGCGGGGAAATATAGTTACTGAGCGCATCTGGATCATCAACTGTAAAATACCCGTCAGGGAGAGGGGGAAAATCGTGTTGCCCGTAATTGAGCCCACCGCATGATTTAGCCATTGGCGTAAACCCGCTAGTTCCAGGGTACTCATACTGGTTACTAATAGAGTAGGTTTTAATATTTCCGGTCATCGTCACCTCTTTCTCAGCTAAGTACCCAAGCGTCGTTACAGGCGCAGAGGGGGCAGTTACCTGAACAGAAAATGCACCGGTGAATAGGCCTCGCACCACCCAGCTATAATACTTAGTGGTTGGGAGAATGTCCCCGCCAACACTGGTAGCTGCGGGTAACCTAACCCACGCCCAAGGTACTGTGGTGCCTGACTGCGGGGAGGAAAGACGGACGACCACGCCAATATCGGTGGGTAGATAGTTGACCAACCTAAAGACCGCTCTCGATACAGTAAAGGATAGCCAGTCAAAAGAACAGTCAATAAACAAATGCCCCAGAATATCCGGAGTGTAATAAAACGACTCATGCAACGATTTAAGACCTGGCGGCCCATAAGACGGAGGAACGCTGCCCATTGCATTAGCCGGTACCGTAAAATCGTAATCCACACCATCCACTCGCACTTGTTGCATCTTATCGAGCAGCTTATACAGCGTACCAAATGCGTAGGCGGTAATAAAATGATACACATCTACCGTACCGCTGACATTACAACTTGCCTCTAGCCCAGGTAGCTCCACCGTTGCCTGGACATCAGAGAGAATGCCGTTATTGGACCCATTATCGTACTCAAATTCCTCTTGAATGACCTGCCCATCCGGTAAAACAACCCGACGCTGTAACGTGAACGAGAAGAAGGATTGAACTGCTGTAAAGTCGGCTATCAAGTTGTCCGGCGTTGTCGCGGACATACCTGCCGGCACATCAATATATTGAACTAAATCAGCCGATATTGAGACCAAGTTTTCGGCGTCAACATTTATACTGGGTATCATTGGCAACGTCGTGTATGAGGGTAAGGTGTAGCCTCCGCCAGATGGGTACGACATCACCCAGTTCGTAGCATAGTTGTAGCCCAATTGGATAGATCCCAGCCTATAAAACGCTTTCCAGTCCAGTACTTGATCTTGTTCGGTAGCCGCGGGACTGAACGGTACGCTCAGTTGCGCGGACGGTCCGGCGCTGACTGGGGTTATTCCTCCTGATGAGCTACCGCCGTCGAGTTTAGTCTGTACAACCAGCTTAAAACTCGGTTCAACCACCGGCGCAAGGAAAGCTGATGCGCCACCGGCCATGCAGACAGCATAGGCTGATTGTGCGGCATTACTGATTGAGTTACTGCGGCCAACCGTATACGCTTCGGCGTAGCCATTGATTAAACCGCCGCCTTGCTGTGCCCAGTAAGCCCGCTGTGCGATCGTAAACGGAGCAATCCATGCTGTTTGCGGGTCTGAATCATACGCAGCCGTTGCCTTGGCGAAATCCTCGCCAAAGTCGCAGTGTTTGAAATTGATTAAAGCGGTGACTTGCTGAGCCATTAGCTTGCCCGAGCCAAACTGCGCAGCTCTACAGCCAAATCGCGAGCTGCACTTCTTGAGCCTTGTAGCGTGACAGTTTTGCCGGCGAAGTTGAAATTCAGATCAACCACATCGCGCTGGTGTTCGGGCGACCGGCTGGTCGTCCCTACGGGCACGTTTGCTTCGCCTATGGGCCCGCCGATGGAATAGCCAGGCGCAACCGGGAGCTGCTTGTTGTTCAGGGCATTCATAAAATTAACGCCATAATGCTGTACCGCTTCGGTTTTAACGACAAACTCGCCATTGCTAGCCATGACCGGTACATCGTCGGAGGTGCCGGTTCCGGGGCCGGTGATAGCTCCTACCATGCGCCGGAACAATACTTTGCCGCCAGTCGCCAAATGTTGAATTAATCCGCCATTAGCGCGGTGCTGGATCGGTCCACCGGTGGCGTGTTGCTGAACCTCGTTGACGTAGACAGTGTGCGTGCTGAAGGTATTTCGTTTAATCTCATTGATGTCTCTAAAAACAGCCTCAAAATCAGGGTTGACGGTGTGGACGGCTTCGGTCGGTGCTGATAATTTGGCGTCGATATCGACCTTCATTGACTCTAACGAGGCAACCGCATCCGACGTATCCACACCCACCGGTACCGCCGTTAAAAACGCGATCGATTTACGCAATTCTTCCTGGATTTTTGCCAGATCCTCATCGCGCATCTTGTCGAACGCGACCACAGCCGGAACAGTGATCTTAGCCTCAGCCAGTTTGGCCTGCAGGGCGGCGATTTCGGCATCGGCATTAAGCGGATCCGCTTTGATCTTGACCGTCAGCTCTTTAGCCGCTGTCAGTGCGGACAGCTTGTCCATTTCGACTTGCGCAGCAGTCGCATCGATCGATAACTTTACCTGAGCCTTGCTGTTTACATCCGCAATCGTCCTATCCAGTTCGCCTTTAAAATCGGCCAATCCTGACTTAGCGCCATCCAGCGATGCCGCGACGCTTTTTGCCTGCGCCAGCTGAGCATTACCCAGTCCTGACAGCGCGCTATCGGCCAGCGCCGCCGACTCCTTGATCTGCTCAATGGATTTAGCAATAGCAGTATTTTCGCTAATCGCCTCTTTACGCTGGGTTTTACCTTGCCCGTCTTTGGACACATTATCGACCGCATGAGCTGTGCTCTCGGCCAGACGTATTGCCTCATCTGCAAACTTTTTGGCATCGGTAAAGTTGCCTTCCAAAATGGCTTTTTTTGCAGCGGCTTGTTTTTCGTCGATCTGTTTTTGCTGGTCGGCGTAGGCCTGTACGTCGCCCATGCCCTTTTGTTGCAATGCTCGGACTTTGTCTTCGACGCTGCGAGACAGGTTCTCGCGCTCTTCGGCAGTATGGCGAACGGCATCCAGTAATCGATGCTCCTCGCTGATCATGTTATCAACCGAGGACTGATAGGCGTTGACGACCGTTTGCAGACTGCCGATGCGCGCCTCAGCGCCTTGTTTTTCAAGCGCCGAAATATCACCACCCGCCTGGCGTGCTAACTCGATCGCGCGGCCATAGGTTTCATCCCAGGTTTGATCCAACTGGATTTTGGTATTCAGGGCCGCGGCGGTTTTTTCAAACTCGGCAGCAATGACCGCCTGGGTAGTTTCGGCTATTTTTTGTTTTTCGCTGGTGGCCAAGTAGTCGATCGCATAAAGACGGTCTTTTAGAGCGGCGTCGATCTGTGTGCTTTGCACCTCGAATGCAGTAGTGATGGCCTTGGCTGCATCATCATAGGGCTTGACCATAGCTTCAGAGTGGGTAATTGCTGCGCCCTTCGCTTTGGTCAATGCCGCATCAATGCCTTCGGCCATACTGTTGGCGGATGTTTTCAACCGCTCAAATATAGTTGGTACCGGCGCAGTGTCGACCCGGCCTATAGCTGAACGAGTCTCTTCAAAACTCGCATTTATCTTATCTAATTCCGCCCAAAACTTTGCCCAATTTTCAAACGATGGATGAGCCAAAGCCTCACCCAACGCGACAATCTTAGCGATATTGTGGGCGGCATTCGCACCTGCGACCTGAACCCATTCAAACTGCGTTGCCCATTCGCCGATAGCGACGCCTATTTCACCCGCCGCGACCAACCAGCCGATATAAGGAATCGCCTTTAGTGCCTTTGAAAAAATTCCGACCCCAACAGCGGCCACCGCAGCAGCCTCGCCTTGTGCCAAAGTAGCGGCCGCTTGCGCCTCTTGCGCGGCGGCCAGCTCGGCATTAATCCGCGCATTACTGGCACTCAAAGCAGCCAAGTCTGTAAGGATAGCCGCGCGGGCGATCTCAGCCGCTGTCAGGCTGGTAGTAGCTTGTGTTAGTAACCAGGTTGTAGTGGTGGTTTGAACGGTCGCCTCAAGAGCCGCTATGGTAGCGCGGGTCTGTGCTATAGAGGCATTGGTTGCCGCTAATTTAGCCAGCGCCTCGCCCCTGGCTAAAACGATGACCTCCTGAGTGGCGATTATCTCCGCCTCTCGGGCCGCTGTTGACGTAGCTATCGCCGCCGCTTCTGCACTTGCCGTAGCTACTGCCGTTGCCGCGGCCTCAGTCGCCGCTATGGTTGCGGCTCTTGCTGCAAACATGGACTCGGTATAAAGGATCAGGCCTTTGAGCTTATTGGCACCGAACGCGACCAGCAGCACCTCACCGGCGCGGACGGCCAAGGTAACCAGACCGTCTAAATGATCAGTGACAAAACCTATGCTGTCAGCAATGCCGTGCGTAGCCTCTGATGCATCTTTAGACTGACCGATGTATTTTAAAAACTGGTTTGTGAGTTTTTGCCAGGCGCCGGCAACAGTAAGCGGCAACTGCGCATATTCAGCGGCCAACACCTCTTTTTGCGATAGCAATGCAGCAATAACACGGTCTGAGGTTAACTCGCCCGCTGTGGCCATACTGCGTAATGCAGCGATAGGAACGCCAAGACCATCGGCCAGCGCCTGCGCGAGACGCGTGCCGTTTTCCATGACGGAATTAAATTCCTCACCGCGAAACACGCCACTGGCAATAGACTGGGTAAACTGCTGAATACCGCCGGATGACTCTGCCGCGGTAGCGCCGGATATCTTAAACGCCTGGGTAACCGCCTCTGTAGCGTCGAACGCCTGCTTTTGCGTTCCACCCAGGCTTTTGATGCCGATCTGTAATTTTGTATACAGCCCAATGACTGTATCCAAAGCTGACCGGGTGCGCTGAGCGATATTGAATAACTCGCCCTGGGCGGTGTTGAACTCTTGCTCTGATGAAGTGGCGAGTTTGATGCGCGCCGTTAAATTGGCGAATTTGTCAGATAGGCCGACTAAATTTTCCAGCCCTTCTTTGATAGCGACAAAGCTGAATAGCCCGATCATCAACGTCTTAACGCGATCGATCTCTTGGCCAATGCCGCCGATACGTTGACGAGCGGTATCTATCCCACGGCTGGCTTCGTCTTGCAGCCTTAGTATGATCTTAGCAACGAGTGAAGTGTCAGCCATGAAAAAACCTGATATACATGCTTACATCCCTGTATTCTGGACACCGGCAATCCCTGCCGGTATGACGGATTAACTACGGATTACGCAGACTGCCACTTCTTAATGCGATAAGGATTGTTGCTGCCCGGTTGTGTCACCATAAAACCAGACAAGTCCAACTCGGAGAATTTATCCGACATAAAATCAACCGGTGAACTGGGCGTCAGATGCGCCTCGTCAATTTCGATTTCGACATTTTCGCCGTCTGCCTTATTAACCCCATCAATCAGAATATAGGCGACAACCTCGGTCGTAGTCGCCGCGACGGTTGCAAACCCTGAATAAGCCGCACAGGCATAATCAATATGCAATGACTCGGCGTTGGTCATAGACCCTGTTGACAGCGGCTGAATCATGCCCACCGCGTAATTTACGGTATAGTCCGTGCCTTCAACATAAGTCACCAAATCAGTAGCCGTATCGGTTACCACCACGGATCCGGCGGTAATATTGCGGTTAACCAGTTTTACAAAGCAATCCAGCTTTGCCGCAATAACCTCATTAGTCACCGTTTGCGCACCGCCGCTTAATACCGACGATTCGCCCATCATGGCGATGGCCATCATTTTTGAGTTAAATGCCGAGAATTTCAGCTTTAGCTCTGCCGGTTCCTGCGTTGATGCCACAGCGGTTACCTGTCCCTCGGTTGCCCGATCCTTCGAGATTTGCGTAATCACTTTTGCTTTAGGCGTGACATTAAAATCGATCACCCCCGGCACTTGTTTTAATCCCTGGAATACGCCATTGATTTTAGTGTTGATATAGACGGTGCCCTTGATCTGTAGTGCGCCAGTTACTTCAGTCATAATTATTTAACTCCAGCTGATTTAGGCGTTACAACGCCACGGTTGCGCAACCAGTTAGCTTGCGCCTCAGTTACGTTGATCTTGTCGCCCTGCTTGCAGGGCTGGCCGCCATGCGTATGTGGCATTAACAGCGTCACCTCAAGGGTGGTCGCAGGTTTTTCGGTTTTTCCGGGTAGTTCAGCCATTGGGCCACTCCTGATGATTAATGGATTGTTGAATTTCACAGCGGCAAGGCGCTGCCGGTAGTGATGACTTTCGTTGAAAACAGCGCTGGAAGATGTGCAAACCCGTTATCGTCCGTAGCGCGGTAGGGGGCTTTTTGCCGGTGCAACTCGCTGTGATCCGGCGATAATAGGAATCCTTGCAACGCAACCAACGCGTTCAGAAGAATCAGCCCGGCATCCTGTCTAGCCGCATTACCGGCATCGGCGACATTTTTTGCGGAGACGATGATCAGCCAAAATTGCTCGCTGCTTTGAACCTTGCCGCGCTGAGACTGGCCGCCTGGAGTAAGGTCGGGCACATCGTCAAAAAAAATCACATTGACCGAGCCGTCCAGGGCATTTTTAGTTACCCACGCAGGAGACGGCGCAGGGCGGATTTTATTCGCGGCGGCAACCTGCTCATCAATCAGACGCTGAATAATCAGCCCGGATGCAGAGAGAAAATTACCGAGCACAGCGCAGCTCACCGCAAAGGCGTATAGCGCCTCTGTTTAAGTAAGATTGATTAGAGATATTATAAAATTTCATGCTGCCAGTTTATGACAGCAGAGGGGGGCTGGGTATCCGAAGCAGTTCGGAAGACAGGATGATAGAAGCGGCTAAAGCGCCGCGGCAGACAAAAATAACGCATCCAACTGGTCGGCCGACCAGCCCATTTCGCCCGCAACTTCCAAAACAAGCGCGTTATCGCGCAGCAATACTACAGCGTATTCCCACTCGATCTGGGCCGCCGGCGACATTGAGGACACTGCATCAGATACCGCGTTCAGCAGCCCCGCCTGGAGCAGCGCCAACCGAGCCTGCCGCATAGTGATCGATCCAGGAGCTACCTCGCTCATATCGACCGCGACGGCATCTATAATGACCCACGCACCATCCTGCCAAAAACACCCTGAAACAGCTCGATCATAGTCCGGCGCAGGTATTCCGGCTCGCATCATCCACGACGACGGCGTGTCAATAACTATATGCTCACCCGTATAGGGGCTGTAAATATCATTCATATTAGACGCCTAAATGCTCAATTAAATTGCATGTGATCGCATGCGGCTCGCAAGCCGTAGCCCCAGCTAGATGTCGACGGTAGGCTGCTCCATACCGACGTTCGAGATCCGCAGTTGGCGCCTCCCGAACGCACGCCGCCCAACACGACACGCGTGTTACTGTTGTTGAATATCTGACCACGCCCACCATTGCTGGCCCACGCAAACGCCGCTGCCGCTTGGGTGCCTGTATTGCTGCCCCACACATGGATGTGCCCGCTTGCTTGTTCCACACCGTATTTGCTGGTAAATCCAGCATTACGCCGCGTTGTCGGATATGTTGCGTTGGTCGAGTCAATCGATTGGTTTTCGGTCACGCCAAAAGCTGCGGTAACAAACTCGCTCTCTAGCAGTAGACGCTTACCGTGCGCTCTGGCAAGTTCGTTCGCCACCCACCAATTTAGCGACGCATAAGTGGCGGTGCCATCGCCGCCAAACACAGCCGGTATTTTCGGTAGCACAGTACCAGATGCCATATTCGATCCAGCGGCACTGGTGCCGTTGGCATCTGTGTCGCTGTTGCACAGATATATATCTACCCAGACGTTATTAGCCAGCGTCATACCTTTCGCGCTGCCGGCTATAGGCCTAAATTTTGCGTCGTAAATGCTGTATTGATTGATCCCGGCAATCCGGTCAACATCCGCTTGCGTCCATATCATGCCGTCACCGGATGTCGTAAATAATCCGCCTGCGACCGTTTCTCCAACCGCAACCAGTCCGTGGTGGAACCCGCCGATTAAACGACTATTGTTCGTCGTGTATCCGGTCGGGCTAGTAAAATTAGAGTCCGCCCTGACACTACCGTCAGAGCACACATAGATAGCGTAATCGATGCCACCGTTAAGCGCGGGCATAACGACAGCGGTGTCGGCCCTAAATTTAACCAGATCATTCCCAACAGCCAGCCATGTGTCCGCTTTTATGCTCAATGCGCCCGCGGCGGTTTTGGTGAAAACAGGGCTAAATGAGTCCGCCTTATCAAACACCAGACGACTATTGGCCTGGCGACCGCTCGCGCTCGTCAATATAGTCACACCCATCGCTATGCCCCTAACGTTACAGTGACCGCCGCCGAAGCGCCGGAAATAGCCGTCAATTTGGCATACATGTAAGGCCACTCGGCGCTAATGTAGTCGCCCGCGCTGTCAGACGCCGTTCCAGATAGAGCCATCGTAAGCAGTAGCGCGCCGCCGCTAGAAAATGAATTGTTTGAGCCGTATACCTCAACTGTCGCCGTCACAACGCCGGTGCCGCTTACGACCGACTGAATCGTGCGTCCTCCGGCACCGACAGCAACAAGCTCCCCTGTCTGCGGCGCATTTGCCGCGTCAAGCATCTTGACGACCGTTTTGCGCCGCTCGGCCTTAATGTCATAAGCGAGATGTGTCATGTTTGCTCCTAAAAATCTGCCAGTCTCTCACGGGTAAATACCCGGTCAGCGCTGGTTTTAGTAAATTCAACATCGCCCACACCACTTGCAGCAGTCGTAGCGGGACTACCTAAGTCAAGATCGACCAACCCTTTGACATAGTTATCGAGCTTTTTAATCTCCCGCTCGAATGCTTCTTTAACCGGTTCCGGCGCTACATCGACGTGCAGCAAAAAACGCGTGATGTTAGCGGCAATGCGTGTCAGATCGGTTGATGATGTTGCAAGAGGCACTGTCCAACCCTTAGCGCGTAAGCGTTGATTAATCTCGGCATCGGCGGCATCAATAGCCGCATCCAATACGGCGTCATCGACCACGCCGGCGTTTTGACGGTCGGTGAGCTGAATTAGCTCAGCGTCACCGAATGCCTTCTTTAAATCTGCATATGAGCAATAGGGCATTGTTTGATGTCCGGTTGCATAAGGTGCGCACTGCGCACCTTATGAAGAAAATATTTCGGACGGGACATCTTGCCCCGTCCAGCGCAATTATTTCTTTCTGGCTTTTGCTGTGGAATTGTCACCGGCATCAAGTTCGTTACCGGTATCGGCTTTGTCACCTGCATCAGGTTCGTTACCGGTATCGACTTTGTCACCGGCATCAGGTTCGTTACCGCTATCGGTTTTATCAACGCCTACCATACCCGCAACAATAACCCCGGCCGCTAGAAGCTGCTCAAGCTGCTGTTCGGTAAAATCTTCAGCATCCAACTCATCACCGGGCTCATAATTAACGCCGTCATGGCATATATTATCCAGCGCCACCCAACCCGCTATTTGGGTGCTCATGACGCCACCGCATTATGGAAGTGATAGCCCGCCTCTTTAGCGATAATCAACTCGTCCAATTGCTCGACGACTTTAACGACTTGACCGCCCTTGACGCCTGTACCGGATTCCTGCCGCGTACTGGTTTGGCGATTGCCGAATTCCGCAGTCAAGGCAAAAAACGGCTCAACGAAACCTTGCACAGACTGTACATTCCGTGAAACGCGCAAAAACGACGCATGATTACCCCACAATGGGACTTTACTGGCGGCTTGGCCTTTTTTAGCAGCATTGGCAAAGGTCTCGCCGACATGGATTTCATCCAGTTCCAGCAGATCGGCGACCGCTTGTTTGGTCAATACGCCTTTAGCGGCCATTCCGCCTGCACCACTGGTACGGTTTAAGGCCATCGCCACCGCTTCAGGATGCATGCGTAAAAACCGCCACACACGCTTGTTAAAAACCGCCACATTGGGCCTGACGATCATGCTGTCCAGCACCTCCAAAATCTGCGTAATGGGCGTAGAATTAGTATGATCAGACCATTGGTCGGTGCCGCTTAACGTCGTCCGCAATCCCGCCTCATAGCTGTTTAAATCCTGATACAGATTGCTTACACGGCGCTCACGGCCAAGAGAGATCAAGATTGACAAGCCTGTTGTTGCGATGCTGAGCGGATCGAAGTTCGCACCGGCCGCCCGCGCAACATCAATATCTTTTTGCGGGATAAAATCCTCCAAGCCCCAGTCTTTTGTTCTCGCCGGTACATCATGTGCACCGAATTCCACCTGATTCGCTGCCGATTTACGGCCGATATGGGTATCAACCTCGGTAAACAGCACATCCGAATCCAGCTGCGTGTACATAAACAATTCGGCCGGAACGGGAACCCGAGGGCAAACCTGATCGGCAATCATCCCGGTGGGGGATGTGGCCAGCGCGATCTGACTAAGCCGCGGTTGTACTTCAAAGGGATAATTAGTAGCCATGATATGTCCTTAACCTTGCATAACACTGGGTGCGATGCGCATCCAGATGACATCGTTTAAAACGCCGGATACGGTTGCGTACCCAGCAATATGCGTATTAACACCCGCCGCCGGAGCCGCCGTAACCGCCAGCCCGTTAGCATCGGAAGTCAATTTGTCGCCGCGCGTCACCGTGCCGCCTAAACGCACCTCGACACAATCGTCAACAATAATGTCGGCACGATCGCCCAATACGCCGCCGATATTGCCATTACCGCCGATAATCAAATCAGTTGGGCCGGCGGCTGGAACAACAACCCCGTCCGCTGCTCCGAATTTAATCAGCTGATACGGATCAGTATCTGCCCCCAGTGCATAATTGATAGATTCGCCTTCTCTCATGACTTCACCTTGTCCACATTGGCAGTAACGGCATCGACCGCATCAGCCGTGCTGATATGGATGCCGAATTCAAGTTGCTTGGCTTGATAAGCGACGGCCCGTTGCGCAATCGCTTTATCGCTGACCGCCTGGGCTTGCTTGTCATGACCGGCAATCTCGCCGAATTCCACTTGTTTAGGCAGCTTGGCTAAAAACTCTTTCCGGAACCAGTCCAGTCCGTTGATTTTAGTTTTAGCGTCGCCCTCGCCGAACTCGATCACATCGGCCGGTTTTTCAGCGGCCATAAAAGCCACCAAGCCGTCTTTATCGCGCGGCAATATCTTGCCTTCGGTGATCAGTGATTCTACAAAGGCGCTCGTGGCGCTCAATTTTGTAGCAAACTCGATTTGCGCAAGCTTGGCTTCGCGCTGGCCGAACTCGGCTTCTTTGGCCGTCAGCTGCTCTTGTTGTGCAGCAATGTCTTGCTGCTTTTTATCTAGTTCCGCCTGTTTAGCGGCGATTTCTTCGGGGGTCATAGTGGCTCCAGGGTTTGAGGGGGTAGCGGTATCGGCCTGCGCTGCGCTGCCGGTTGTTTCGGATTCGCCGAATTCGATAATGATTGCATCGCCGCCATCTGCAAATTCCGGCGCAGCCAGCCCTTGTACGGCAGGCGGGTGCGCACCCAGAAAGCCCACATGACGCAGGTAATACACGCCGGGGACGGGGTTGTTAGGACTATCGGGATGGTAAAAAGCGGCGGAGATTTTTGGGAACAACTTATCGTTGACCATTTGCCCGAAGGCCGGATAGACATCTTTGGGGATCGCCGACAAAATGCCGTCGGCAAACGCCAACGAGGCTACCCAGCCAAATGCGGGGCTATCGGTCTGGGGATGACCGACCACCAACGGCGCATCTTTCAGCGCTGGGTCATAGGCCGTTGCGGTCGCAACAACATCGGCTTCGGAAAACGTCAGCGCATCACCACTCATCGTAGTGTGCGTGCCGGGCTTAAAAATTTGGATGAGGTTATTTTTTTTCATGGCGCTCAGTGTAGCGGCCATGAATGAACGGGGGCATCCGAAGTCGTTCGGAAGGGGATTTTAGCGGGGGACGTGTGACACTATAGCAAAATACAACCTGAGCAACCAACGCAAATAAGGGTTCCGACCATTTATAAACGCGCAGACGGGGCGTTTAATCAATTAACGATGCGATACAAGCGTTGAGGTTGATTTGCAGCTGTACGCGGTTTTACTTAGACCCAACCAACCCAGGAGACACCATGACTATCCCATACGTTTCAGAACAAGTCGCTCATGAAAAAGCTCTGGCGCTGGCTGCCCAACTGGAGGGCTTAGCGATTAGCCAAGCGCTTTACATCCTCCAGGAACTCACCCCGCAGTTAATCACCAATAGCCATCGTATTACCAAAGACGCCATTATCGCTGCTGGAGAGCAATTACTTTCTGGCGGCAATACGTGTCGGCGCATAACGCCCTGGTAAAGGGCGCGCATGAATGAAACCGAACAACGCGCTGAACTTTAGGCGCGTCCCGTTGACCAGAGAGTTATACCCAATACGCACAGGCAGAACTATGAATAGAATCATCAACTGGATAAGAACCGGCGACGCAGAGTTAAATTATCCGCTGGACGATTATGATAGAGAACGTCATAAATTCCACTGGATCGCTCTGGTAGTGACTTTAGCGGCTTGGTTTTTTACTATTTACGCAATTGTATAACGCCATGTTCAGGCGACCGCCTGAGGAAAGACCTTAACAGCAAGATGAACTTTGAAACGCACATATTTTAAACAGCGCTCGCGTCGGCGGGTCGCCTGCAACTAACTGTTAGGCTTAACAATGTCTCCAGAAGAATTTATTAAAAGAGCAAATAAGGCAAATAATAACTTGGAAGAAATTGACCAGCTCTGCTATTTGTGGCTTGAGCAAAAAGCGGCTCAATGGCAAAAGAACGGCAGAATAGCTGTAGATGCGCTTCAAATATTTAAACGCCTTACCGAAAATTAAAGCGCAAGCCCCTAACGCGAAATAGGCACACAAACCGGCGTCTATCACAACAAACACACCGTTTTATGCAATAGTTGAAACGTTTGGGACGGGGTTGCAAACCCCGTCCCGCCCAGCCAACGCTGGAGCGTTGCGGGATGCATACGATACAACGATACATATTTTCTTTAGGAGACACCATGAACACACTCACCCCACAAGACAAACTCGAACTGGCTACACGAATCAACCAATTGATGGATGATTTCTTTGCCGAAAAACAATGTCGGCCGGATGAGGATGTATTGCTGCTGGCATTTCATGCCCGCGCTGACATCAGTACCCGACGCTGCCTATTAAGCAACCGGTTCGATTAGCCTCTTGAAAAGCTGATACAAATAATTCACCAGCATTTCATAATCCGAGGTCTCCTTGTTAACGCAGGCGGCCTTAGCTTTGTAGGTAAGATCGCCCAACATCGCACTCTTGTTATGCGCCAGATCAGCGGCCGTCTGCGCCGCCAATTTCAATAGTTCAATTTGCGTTTGTTCGTTCATTATCATTCTCTCGGTTTGGGTTTGGCGGCAATGACCACTATTGAATTAACAAGTGCGCTAGTTAAACGCTTAAGTTAAGTTGCTTAGTGGGGCGTTTTAAGCCCTTTTTTTCCTCCCTTGTTGCGTCTCATCCTTGTTGTCCGCTTTAGCGGCTATAAAGGCCATGCGTTTGATGGCCTCCTGATCCTCCTTGGCGCAATGCTCGACGTTATCCAGTAGCGCGGCTTGGTCGGGTCTGAGCACCCGTGCCCCGGGCAAGGTTCCTGAAGAGATACCAGTCAGGATGTATTGCACGTCGGCACCGGCTGCGGCAAATGCGAACAAAACTTCTCCTCCTGGAACTGCTATTCCTCTCTCGTATTTACCCCACATTTCCCTGCTAACACCACATAACTCGGCGGCCTCGGCCTGATTTAAGCCAAGATCTTTCCGTGCGGTTTTTAAGCGTTCAGCAGAATGCGATAAAAAGTTCTCATCAATATTTGACATAGATAACTTAAGTTCTCATAATTAACACAACACGAACACAAACCAAACGCTGACCAACTTTAACCGGAGCGAGTCATGACAACACAAACACAAAAAACACCCGACGAGGTCAAAGCCGACTTTCTGGCCAAGGGCCTCACCATTTCCGGCTGGGCGCGATCCAACGGCTATAAGCCGCGCGAGGTCTCCCTAGTCCTAAACGGCCAAGTCAAAGGCCGTTACGGCAAAGGCCACGATATAGCCGTGGCCCTGGGCATTAAACCGCACCCCGACCAAGCCGCCGCTTAATACGTATCCCTACTTACGTCACTTTACCTAAATAAAACTACTGAGGACACCCCTATGAGCACTACCGATCAATCCCTAAAAAACACGCAGCTTTCCCCAGTGGATGCGAAAGCTATCTCCGATGCATTGATGCCTACTTATTTAGTAAACGCAAAGCGCCTGCAAGCTCTGCGTGACCAGATTGCCAGCCTTCGTCAGGGTGCGAGCTGCCCAGCTGATCCAGGTCTTTTGCCAGGGCTTCAAGGTTTACGTAGTCTTGCGCGGCCAGATGGTGCGCTAACGCCGTATACGCACTGCTTTGCACCGCCTGCGCCAGCGAAATTCGCGACATTTCGGCAAGCAGTTGTTCGGCTATGTTCGCGATTTGTTCATTGGCATTCATAAAGCTCTCTCATTTTTTAAAAGTTAATTTACCGAGGATTTAGCCATGCCCCAACAACACAACACCCCAAGCCTGCCCAAAGTAATGCATGTCCGATTTCTGGAGATTATCGCCAGCGACATCAACGACCTGATCAACCGTAAAGCAGATAAACCGCTGTTAAAAGCCAATCTCCGTGTATTGCGCGGCCTAATCAGTAGCTTGGCGCTCGCTTACGCCGATCAATACTGCGAGCGTTCTCAGTATTTTTCGCCGCAGCTTGAACAACTCAGATCGCTCTTGCCCAACGCCATCGATGACCAGGTGGACTGGCTGAGCGCCCTACTTGCCGCGCAGCAATTTGTAGCTCGCGAATTAGACCAGATTAAGGAGTAATCAACATGCCCCAACCCAGCGCAACCCCATTACAAACTGCCCAAGCCAAGCAATTGGCCGCCCGGCGCAAAATCCAGAATCTACCCCAACAGCCGCCAAGAGCCGCGCTACCGGATACTATCAACTGGCACGACCACTACCTAAAACGGGTGGCGAAATGAGCACAGCGCATAATGCCTTAGGCTTTTCGCCTGACGATGCCGTTATTGGCAATAACGCTAAAGCCAGCCCTGATGTTATGGATATGGTAGAGCGCATGGTTCAAGAGGGCACGCGCAAAAATGGACGCCGGATCACGAGTCACCGGGAGGCTTTGCGAGTTGTGCAAGACGTTTTTGCCATGACACAACATCCATCTCACGAAATCCCTTGGGTTCACCCTTCGAGTAATCATCAAGCCACTCCTGTAGCTCACGAATCGCCATCTCTGCATGCTCAGCCGGAAAAGCCTGCATTAGTACACCGACCAGTGCATTTAGCTTCCAGATATAGCCTGAGTCGCTTTCCTGTACCCGCTCCAGTTCGTCGATTCTATCGAGCAATGGCTGCTGGGCTTTTTCAATTTCGTGCTGTATGGCGGCAAGAATGATCGGATTCATCGTGTTTCCCCAAGTTGATTTAAGTCGGGGTTATTTTCGCATTGTGCAACGCCGTCGCGATATATGCAAGATTGGTTTTTGTTTGGAAGCCGCTCAGGAGTGCTATCCCCAATGAGCCAGCGAAATTGGAAACGGACGCAACCCCGCGATTTACGGGACGCGATGGACTTATGCCTGGAATACGCGAAGGTCAAGCATAACCGTTCCGTTGACACCGTTGCTGACCTGATGAGCTTAGCCAGCAAATGGACGCTGTATAAGTGGATACAGGAAGCCAGCATGCCGGCCCGATCGATAAAAGGCTTTGAACACGCCTGCGGCATTGATTACGTCAGCCGCTGGTTGGCGATGAGCGGCAATAAGCTGGTGATCGATATACCCAAAGGTCGCAAAGGCGGGCCGGAGGACATTCAGGCACTGCAATCCGCCAGCCATGACGCGATCGGAGCCCTGATGAAATTTTACGAGGATAAAAGCAACGCCGAGGAAACTTTGGCAGCACTACAAACCGCCTTGGAGCGCATGGCTTGGCACAAGGGCAATGTTGAAAAATATAGGCAGCCAGAGCTGCCGTTTGATGAGGAGTAATGGCTATGAATAAAGATGATTTGGCATACGCACTCGCTAAACAGCTACCGAGCATGGAGCGGGGCTTTGAGATCGCTACTTCTTACGGCACGTTTACCATTGAAGCCGAGGATTCCGCCCCGGTCATTAAAGCGCTGACCAAAATACTGGCACGCAAACTGGCCACATTGGCAAAGGCTTAAGCATGGCTACGCAAGATATTAAAAGCGCGGTCAAAGTGTTTGCGGTGCTGGATGTACTGCTACGCAACTTCGCGCACGGGTTCAGCCCTAAAGAATTGATCGAAGCCACCTGCTTTAGCGGCACCGACATTACTCGCTATGTCAATACACTGGTACAGGTGGGGTATGCCGAACGCATTCAGGACACAGGCAGAATTAGGCCGAGCGAGCGATTGGCGAGGCAGGCGGTACTGATATTGAATTCACTTAATGCCGCCGAAAAACAATTGGCGGAACTCAATCAACGTATTAACAGGATGTAATGATGAGCAATACCACCACGCCCGATAATGCATTAACACCTACGCAAGAGGCCAATGTTCAGCAACTGGTTGAAGCCGGTAACCAGATGTCGCTTGCCAATGCCGCAGTTATGCAGAGTTTTGATGTAATCAAGTCCCTGGGCCGTATTGAGGCCGCTAACTTTTTTACGACCGTCGGAGATAAGTTAATTGCAGAAACGGCCATAAATATCCGTGATGGCAAGCAATACAAGGGGTTGCCGTACAAAGACGAAAACGGAAATCTCCGACAGGTCGGAGATTTCCCAGAATTTTGTAAAGTTTTCCTGGGTAAATCATACACCAGAACAATGGAGTTAATTGGTAATCACAATTTATTGGGCGCTGATTTATACGAGCAAGCAGAACGCCTCGGCTTTCGCCAACGCGACTACAACGCGCTCAAGACATTACCAGCCGATGACCGCCAAATCATCGCCCTGGCAATAGAAGCCGAAGACCTGGACAAAGCCCTAGACCTGATGCAACAACTCGCCGCCAAGCACCAGCGCGAGAAAGAGGCGGCAGCCAATGAGCTGGCAAAAGCGACAGCATCGCTGGTGGATCTTGACCTTATCGTCAAAAATAAAAACGAATTGCTCAACCAAGCCACGGACAAACTGGTTTTGCTGGAAGCCGCCAAACGCACAGAAATCTCTGAAGTGTATATGCCGGGGCATGTTCAATTGACCGCCCTGCAAGATTATACGCGGCGTCTGACATCGATGATTACCGCCACGCTAAACAGCGAAATTATCAAGCTGTATAAAGAATTTGAAGGCCAGCCGCCCAAGCATATCGAACTGGCGGCACGGCAGTCGGTTGGGCTGATTGTTACCGCCGCTTACGGTGTCGCCGAAAACATGGGTTTTGAACCGATTATGGAGCCTGAACAGGCGGCAGACGAACCCGGCAGGGCTGAAGCCAAGGCATTTGAAGCGTATATGGCGACACAGTGCAATACGGCAGAGGATTTTGATGATTTTTTTGACGATGCCCCCGCTAAGGTAAAACCGACGAAAAGGGCGCAACCTGTCGCCGATACTGACACTGGCGAATAACCATGCATCCCGCCTATATACAGCAGTTGGTAGGCATTGCCGACGCGGTGGCGGCGGCAGCTCACGGCGAGAAAGAAACGATTTATCAACGCGCTTGTCAGCAGCTTAGCACGAGCCGAGGCACGCTACTCAGGCACCTGAAACAAGTCGCCGTCAGTAAGCCGCGCAAGCGTCGGGCCGATGCCGGAACGGTTACGTTGAGTCAAGCCGATGCTGACATTATTTCGGCCTATTGCATGGAGGGCTACCGTAAAAACAACCGCAAGATAACGTCACTAAAAGAGGCGATCCAAGTGCTGAGAGACAACGGGGAAATTATCGCAGCGACGTTGGATACGGCAACGGGTGAACTGGTGCCGCTGTCCGATTCGGCGATTGCTCACGGCTTGCGCACCTATAACCTGCATCCCGAGCAGCTGCGCCAGGCAACACCGCATACTAATTTGCAATCGCTGTACCCTAACCATGTGTGGCAGGTCGATGGCTCTGTGTGCGTGATTTATTACCTGCCCGACGGCGGCAGCGAGCTAGTGGAGCTGGACGACGCTGTGCATTACAAAAACAAGCCGCAAAATTTAAAGGCCATTGAGCAATTCCGGGTGATCCGCTATGTGGTCAGCGACCATGCCAGCGGGGTGATCCGCTACCGCTATTACCCGCACTCAGAGAGCGGCGAGCATACCGTGCGGTTTTTAGCCTGGGCGATGGCCCCCAAGCCCGGCAATGATCCGTTTCACGGTGCGCCAATGATTGTGATGGTCGATCCGGGCGCGACTTCAGGCGGCTTGGTGCGGCGGTTCTGCCAACGGATGGGTATTGAGCTGATCGTCAACAAGCGGCGCAATCCACGGGCCAAGGGCAGTGTGGAAAAGGGCAACCATTTGGTGGAAACATCGTTCGAGCAGGCATTGCGCTTTATGAAAAAACGCCCAGCCGATTTCGATCAGCTTAATGCCCTGGCGGAAACCTATCAGCTTTGGTGGAACGCGACCAAGGAGCACAGCAGGACTAAACGCACCCGGTTTGCGGTGTGGCTGACCATTACTGCCGAGCAGTTGCGCATTACCCCCAGTGCCGAGGTGTTGCTGAGTCTGGCAACGGATGAGCCGATTAAGCGCCAGGTACGCGGTGATTTAACCGTATCGTTTAAAAACCGGACGTGGAAAGTCGACCACGTCCCTGGCGTGTACGTAAAGAGCGACGTGTTTGTGCATTGGCACCCGTTTATGGTCGATACCGCGATGGCGGTGATCTGGGGCGAGGATGGGCAGGAGCAGCATATTGCGCTGTATGAAGATAATACCACTGCGCTGGGGTTTAGGCAGAGCGCGGCGGTGATCGGCCAGGAACACAAGGCCAAGCCGGACACGGTTGCGGACACCAACCGCAAGCGTATTCATCAGCTGTCCGCCGGTACCGACACGCTGGCCGCAACCGAGAAGAAGCGCGACAACAAGCATTACACGCCGTTTGATGGCCGGATTGATCCGCTGTTGGCGTCTAAGCAGGAACTGCCGACGTTTATGGCTAAGCGCGGCACGGCGCTGGGCATTCAGACCCCGACTGTCGAGTTGCTGCGCAAGAATATAGTGCAGTCAGCTGTATGGCTAAAAGGGCGACTGGGCAGCGAATATCAGCCGGAGTTGCTTGCGGATGTGCAGGCACGGTTTCCCGAAGGAGCGACTGATGAGGATTTAGAAACGATGTTGGCTGATCTGGCGGCGGGTAGAGCTGCGACCGGTCGGGCTAAATTACAGGTGGTTTAACCGTCATTAAACGAAGATAAAACGATGGACAAAATTGATAAAAACAAAATTGAGCAATACATGCTGAATCATGAAATCAAAAGTGTTGATGCAATGCTAAGGATGTTTACTGCAATGCAAAAAGCTTTACGGAATATTTCAATCGATATACAAAAATTACAGGAAAACGAGTGTTTGGAAGATGACTATGAATGGGATTAGTAGCACGTAGGATGTGCTGAACAGAGTGAAGCGCATCAATCGCGACCGATGCGCTAACCAATCAATACGAAAGAGATAAGAACATGGCTGAAAAGATAAAACCTCTATCGGAACACGCCAGAACGGAGCTGCGGCACATTAAAGCAAATCCGATGCCTCGTAACTCAGTTAATCCGGGCGAAGTAGGTCGGCTATTACGGGAATCGTTAGTCGAATCGGTGATGATGACTTCCCCGTTTCCTACACATAAAGGACGAGACATCGAGCATTTGAGGATTACCGATGCTGGGCTAATCGCTTTGACACACAACTAACAACAACCCCACCTCAACCAAAGAGATAAGGCAATGGCAAAAACAATCATCATCGAAGACCTCGATAAAAAGACAGAAAGCTTTGAAGTCAAGGTGCTTAAGTTTCAAACACCGGATGAACAGGATGCCGCTGACACGTCGGCAATATTAATCGGCGACCATCTCGCTGCCGCATTGGCTCATAGCATTTCGAAGATGCAACCAAAGACGACAGCGTTACCCATGCAATCAGCGTCTCGACACTAACATGCTGGCGCTAAAAAACCTACTGCTAAGCAACGGCATCAGCCAAGCGCAACTGGCCCGCGATCTGATGGTATCGCCCGCTTTGATAGCACAGCTGTTGAATCATGAGAAATGGCCGACCAGCCTCGATAAAAATAACCTGAAAGGCGTGATTACCGAAGTGCTGGCCAACCGAGAAATTGCCGTTGACGCGGCAATGTTTGAAGCGGTTGCGGATTCCGAGTCCGCGGCCTTTGTCACCCCCAACCCAGAGAGTATTGATATGTTACTACGCAAGCAAACCCTAACACCAGCGGCAAGAAAACATTTCGCGTTATTTCGCGATCCTTTTAATGAAGACGTGAACGATGCCGAGGATGTGTTTACCTCGCCGGACATCCGCTATGTGCGCGAGTATTTGTGGACCACGGCCCGGCATGGCGGCTTTGTCGCGGTGATCGGGGAAAGCGGTTCCGGCAAGACCACCTTGCGCCGCGATTTAAACGACCGCATTGCCCGCGAGGAAGCGCCGGTGATTGTAATCGAGCCGTATGTATTGGGCATGGAAGACAACGATGTGCGCGGCAAAACGCTAAAGGCTTCGGCGATTGCCGACAGCATTATCCTGACCTTGGCTCCGCAGGAGAAGCCCAGGATGTCGATGGAAGCCAAGAGCCGCCAATTGCATCGCATTCTGAGAGACAGCAAGCGGGCCGGATTCAACCACTGCCTGATTATTGAGGAGGCGCACGGGCTGCCTATTGCCACGTTGAAGCACCTGAAGCGCTTTTTCGAGCTGGAGGACGGCTTTAAAAAGCTGCTGTCTATTGTGTTGATCGGCCAGACTGAGCTGAAAATAAAACTCAGCGAACGCGCGCCCGAGATACGGGAAGTGGTGCAACGCTGCGAGGTGGTCGAGCTGCCGTCCTTGGATGCGCAGTTGGATCAATACCTGGCATTTAAATTCCAGCGTATCGGTAAGGCCGTTGATGAGATATTGGACAAAGACGCGCTGGATGGCATCCGCGAGCGGCTGATTTTTTCTAAATCGACCAAAAACATGCGGGAATCGGTCAGCCTGATGTATCCGTTGATGATCAACAATCTGGTGACCGCATCGCTGAATATGGCGGCCACGCTGGGCTTACCTAAGGTGAGTTACGATTTGATTAAGGAGTCTTGAGATGACCAGAGCGACATTAATTAAAGCCAAGTTCAAAGCCCGGCCAAAGCTTGAGCTGCCGGCCAATAAACGGTTTTTCAGGCGTCTTGGTAAACGTTTCGCGGCGCATCGACGTCTTTATATCGGACTCCAGGCCCCGCAGTTTGCCTGGATCAAATAGTTTTTACCGGAGATAACGATGAAAAGCTATGAGCTCATCGGCACACACCACGATCCGGCAGCCGTTGAACAGGTTCGGCGGGTTGTTAACAAACTCGCTTTTCTGGGGCTGGTCATCATCAATGCGCAACCGGGCCGAACGCCATCCATCCAGGTGCAGCCTAATGCGGCCACGCGCCTGCTGGAGTCGGCCTATACCGGCCAGGGCAGCAAGGCCGGACAGATGTACCGGTCTTATGCGGCGGTGGTCGATGGGATAAAGATCGTTTGGCATAAGCCGATGCGGGCGCCGGAAGCATCGAAAGTCATCCGCTGGCCGGGGCAAGGCTATCGCCGGGCTGCACGTTAACCCTACCTACATTTTTTTAACCTGAGGAATACATGATGTCAGAACAACACGAAATACCTGTCGGCTATCTAAAAAACAGTCTGGGCCATCTGGTGCCGCTGCAACTGGTCAGCGAGATCGATAAACTCCGCAATGATTTAGTGATGGAGATTATCGGCAAGGTCGCCGATTTGCGCGAGCTGCTGGGCGGGTTTAAGGCGGATACCTTCGGCGAAATACAGGCGTTTGCCGAATTGTCCGCCGAAAAATACCAGGTCAAGCTGGGCGGTATCAAGGGCAACGTCACGCTGTGCTCGTTCGACGGACGCTATCAGATCAAGGTGTCTCAGGCGGACATCAAGATATTCGATGAGCGCCTGCAAGCGGCTAAGAAGCTGGTCGATGACTGTATTCACCGCTGGGCTGAGGGCAGCCGGGTGGAGATTATCGCGTTGGTTGAGCACGCCTTCCAAACCGACCAGGAAGGCAAAATCAGCCTGGGCCGGATTTATACGCTGTTGCAATACGATATTCAGGATGCGCAATGGCAGTTGGCTATGCAGGCGCTGCGCGATTCCATGCAGGTGGTCGGCACTAAAGCCTATTTGCGGATTTATGAGCGGAATACTGAGGGCAAGTTTGACCAGTTGGCGCTGGATATTGCGGGGGTATGAGCATGATCAATCAAAAAAATATAACCCGCCCGGAAATCGCAAAACTGTTGGGCATTTCCGCTCCCTCGCTGTGCAAACTGATCTCGATGAGTGATTTTACTATGCCTGGCCCCGTGGGTCGGCGCGGACGCGCGTTGGCATACAGCGAACCGGACATTATTGCCTGGATTGCGACTAAGCCCCTGTCCACGGTGCGCTGGCCGCAATCGGAAAAAGCAGAGCCTGCGCCGCCATTGGATGCAGGCTGCGTCAGGCTGTTTTTGTCCGGGGGCGTGGGGGTATCAAAAGCGCAATACAACCGCAACCGGCTGCGCAAAATTGCCGCCAAACACGGCCGGGGTAAAACCCAGCGTGTCGAGGTAACCGGCAACGACGATTATCACGGCACACGCGATGCCTGGGCGGGGCTGGTGTAATGTCCAATAACTGTTCGGTGTCATGCCCGTACTGCGGCAAGGACGTCGACATCATCCAATCCCTGGAGCTACAGGCGGGCAATGGTTGGGCGGCGCTGTTGTCAGAATTACCGATTAGCCTGATCGGTGCGCTGTTTCGCTACCTGGAGCTGTTTAAGCCGACTAAACAGGCGCTGCGCATGTCGCGGCGGCTGGCGCTGACCGAGGAGCTGATGCCGATGATCCGGTC